CCCTGAAATACTTGGTATATTTAAGGCTAAACTTGTAAGTCAAACACTATGTGTTGCTCTTGTCGGGGGTACTAGCTTACTAAGCGGAGCAGGAATACCAGATTGGATAATGGATAAAGTTTTAAAAAAAGATTTTCCTTCTTTTCCAATGAGAGCAGAAGTAGCTTTGACTTTTGAAACTTTTTACCCGATTACCAGAAATGATCCTGATGATAAGAATAGTAGTAATTCAATTGAAAAAATATTTCCTGGTACTGGTTCAAATAATATAAACGAACTAGGATAGCATGAAAAAACTTTTAGGTGTTGTAAAAAATAACCTGGATACTGAGTATCAAAAACGAATCCAGGCTTCAATTATAGGGTTAACGGATGCTATACCTCCAGCTAATTTACCTTGGGCTTTTCCGTTAGACGACCAATGCATTGTACCAGATAACAATAAAAAAGTATGGATTTACGTAAATCAATCACAAAAATCAGAAGATTATGACTATAACAAACTTTATTATGAAAGATTTGAGGAAGAAACTTTTAAGGAATGCTACTCCTTAAATACATCTGATTCATATTTGAAAAGATTATCTAAAAAAAAATTACTTCAACCTACTGATGTAACTTCTACTACTTACCCAACTAACAAAGTTGTAAAACTATCAAATATTACTGTTGAGTTTGACGGAACAAACAAACGATTTTGTATAACAGATGAATCTGGGAACTCATTGGCTTTCTTACCTACCGGAAAAGTTGAAAGAGTTGTCGCTAACTCCTATACAGGAATTGACGGAACTAATACAATTGACACTACAGGAGGTACAAATATACTTGGTGGTTCGGGAGCAAGTGAGCCTATGACATTAGGTTCAACACTTGATTCCTTCCTTATTTCATTTAGAACTTTTGTAGAATCTTTTGTTATTTGGGCAGGAACTCATGTCCACGTGGAAACAGGGACTACCACCCTAGTCCCAACTGTTCCACCACCAACTCCTGTACCAATAAAACCAATAATTTTATCCACTTTGAACAAAAATAACTAATAATTAGAGAATTATTATGGTATTATCTGTTTTTGACATAGATTTAGACCTTCAGGTTGACAATACTACAAGAGACCTAAAAGAACTATATGATGATGAGGCTATAAATCAAAGTATTGATATATGGATATCTGTTCCGTACAGAATAGGTGTTGGGTATACAAGCAGCCTTATTGGTTTAGTTTTTACAGATATTGGTCAGAAAACAGATAGTGATATTGCTGATGACATAGAAAGTGAGTTTGAAAGAAATTATCAACTTCTTAAGCTAAACTCAGTACAAGTAGAATCTGATGAAAACAATAGAAAAATATTTGTAAAAATAGATTGGAGATTAAAGGATTACCCTCTTGCTGGAACATACCAACGTTATTGGGAAAAATAAAGGAAAAAAATTATGGCATTTAGCTTATTACCCCAAACTTTTGATGACGTAAAAACTTATTTAACTGATAAAATATCAGAAAAGTATCCAAGTCTAGGAACTTTTCTTGAAAACAGTATGCTCATTATCTTTGTTGACATTATTGCATGGGCAATTGCTCTATTTATGGATTACGCTGATAATCTTTGGTCTGAAAATATATTATCTACAACTATTAACTATGAAAATGCTAGAAAGCAAGCAGAGTTTTATGGTCATGTTGCCAGTAGAAAAGTATCAGCAAAAGGAACTATACGTGTAGGGATGAATGAAAATTTTGATTCTCTTCCATTAGAATCAATAGTTTTTAATCGTTTTGATTCTTTAACCATAAACGGCATAAGTTATTTAGTAGATGAAACTACTGTATTTAGTAACAACCCAAATGACCAAGCGTATGATGAGCTATCTGCTGGTTTATATTATATAGAAGTTCCAGTAATCCAAGGTCAATTAACCACTATTAGTCGTTCTGCCCAAGGATCTCAAAATGAAGTAATTTCTATTGAAGATGATAGTATAGAAAATTCATATATAAGTGTTTCTGTAAACTCGACTGAATGGGAAGAGCAAGAATCTTTTTTCTTATCTAATTCTACCGATGAACATTATGCACCGGAAAATATTTCAAATATGCTTGGTCTTAATATAAACTTTGGTGATGGATATCGAGGAAAACAGTTATCTAGTGGTGACACTATAGAAATAGATTATATAAAGACAGATGCTCTGGAGGGGCAAATAAAAGCTACTGGATTTGAAGTAATTTTTAATGAAGCATATACTTATTCCGATACTACTCCTGTAGAGTTTTATGCGTATAATGATTCTCAATTAATAGGTGCTTCTGACATAGAAACAATAGAAAGTTTAAAATATTGGGGAAAGATAGCCGCTTCCTCTATGACGGATAAAGCTTTTACAAGTGAAGAATTAGGTTTAGAATTACAAGAATATGGTGGTATTCTAAAATCAAAAGCAATTTCTGAATATGATTTATCCCCAACAACTCCTAATGAACAGTATATGAATGTTGTTAGGCTATTAATTGTACCCACATCAGGAACTGAATTAGATGATACTGCTAAGCAAAATATAAGAGATTATCTTAGACCAAAAATGGATTTTACTGATTTTATCCAATTTATTGATGTTGAATACATAGAAATTTTATTTAAGTTATCTATGGAGTTAAATACCAGTTCCCCATCTAATATATCCTCATTAATAGATAATTATTTACAAGAAGAATATGCTTTAGGTAATACGGATTTTGGGGAGAGCATTAACCATTCAAGTGTAGTTTATAATATCCAAAGTAATTTTTCTGATTACATATACAGGTTTGCACTATATCTATGGGTTGTTGAAAATCTGGAAGACCCAACTATAGCTACCGATGGAACTATTTCTTACACCCTTAATTTAGGAAGCTTAAGAGCAGGTTTAACAAACATAAACTCATGTAAATTGATTATTGATTTTAATGACGGGGAAGAAAAAGAGGAAACTCTTGTTGATGATGGTTCAGGAAATATAATACCTCAGGGAACAAGTTTAAGCGAGGTTATTACATCCGGAACAATAGATTATGTAACAGGTGAAATTGTTCTTGATATCGACCCAGCAGTAGTATCAATATCTAATATAGAAACACAATATAACCCGAATGATGAGGATGGGAATGATGAAAATGTGGATATAAAATATAACCATATTTGTAGGTACTACGGTTCTGAGATAACAGTTGATTATGTATAAAAAGGTTAAAAATTAATGTCAATTTTAGATAATCTTTTTAAGAAGTTTTGGATTCAGCATAAACTTGAAAATGTTCAATTAGAAGTGACATTACCTAAAACAAACCTCTTAAACTATAATTTTTATGTAGGAAATCAAACAAGAATATACACTATTGAATTGTATAAAAATGAGGATGACACTTTAACAAAAATAGCACAGGATAATGGCAGTGGAGTTCTAGTAGCAGAAGAAGATGGTATATTAAGCTCAATTACAGGAGAAGAAAGCCTTGTTGACTATGTTGATAACCTAATAACCATCTATTGGAACCCTACTTATTTAAGTTCTTTAGTCAATAATCCTATTTTATACTTCAAATATGTCTCCGATACCAGAGAAAACCATGTAGAGTTATTAGATTTTTTAGGGGAAGTTTTTTCAGAATATAAATTAGAAGAACTGGATAAAAGAAGATTGGTGTATGATTATGCAAATATACCACTTCATCAAATTGACAATTTTTCCAGAAACCTTAATTGGGAAATAGATAGGGTCTTTTCTGAAGAAGAAGAATACATAAGAAGGCAATTAAAATATTTATTTAATATATATAAATCAAAAAGAAAGCTAGATGGTGTTTATTTTGCTATATCTATCATCAATAGAAGGGTAAACTTCTATAACTTGTTAGCAAAAAAAGGCAGTTATGATGACTATTCAGAATATGTAATTTTTGATTCAGAATCAATGTTTAAAGAGTTTGAAGAAGCAACCCCAGGAACAGAACAAGATGCTATTGCAACAGATATTCAAACTATCTATAACGCTCTTTACCTGCCATCTTCTGATTACTACCCAACTAAACACTTTTTATTGGATGTTGCATTAGATATACTTACTTTTGATGGTAACCTCTTAAATGATAAAGATTTATTTGTTTTGAAAAATTATATTCTTAAAATTAAATCAACTACACAGTTTCCTCATTTTCAAACCTATTTAGGGCTAGAAGCAGGACCAGAAGAAACTCAGCAATCTAATGTACCTTTTCTATTTAAGCTAACCGCAGCAGAACAAACTTTTTATATATCAGAGTACAGAACTTTATATACAGGCCCTAACCAGGTAAGCAGTATGGCTCAGCTTAAAGACGGGGCTTGGGCTATTCTACCTCTTATTATGAATACTGGTTACTCTATGAACTCAGCCTTAAAATTTAATATGGGTCTTGGTGACGTAGAAAACTACTTAACCTCTTTCAGAATTGGAAAGGGTTCTTATGTCACATTAACTGATGAATTAGGCAGTTTGGATGATGAGTTTTTTACTTCTGAAAATGTAGAGGTCATATACGATAGCGATTATTATTATATAACCCTTACATTAGATGAAGATGAGGGAAATGACTACCCAATAAGCGAAGTTGGTATATTCAATGATCATGATAAACTAGCTTTTTATATAAAGCATCCAAAGATTTATAAAATAAATACTCATAAACATAGATACAAACTAAAGTTAAAAGTAAGTGGTGTCTAGGTTAGAACGCTAATCGGGTCATAGGTTTTTGCGTCTTTTATAAAATTGAAGAAGTTTTTTGAGGTTTCATCCTTTTTTTCAGCGATATGGTAGTACCTATGACGGTAGGATTTCCTCTTTCTATCGTATTTCTTATCTAAATCATTAACCTCAGCCCCCAATTTTCTCATTATATCTTCCATTTTATCAATAGCATGTTTTGAATCCTGACAGATATTATAAGAACAACATAATGTAAAGGCTATCCATGGGGCTTGAAAAAGGGGTATATTCTCGGAAGTAATCCCTTCACTGTTAACAATTTTATTAATGTTAATTACCGGCTTTCTAATTAATGATTGATAATGATTATTTTCTGATTTATATGGTTTATCCATATTTTGAAGATTATTAATATTACAAAGATTAACGAGTGCCGAATTAAACATAGAGTTATTAACACCACGAAAATAATCTTTTATATCTTTTTTAATAGGATTAAAAATTTTATCCATACCATAAAAATGATGATTATAAATTAAAGTATCTTCATAGAATTGATTAATTGATTTAAATTTTTTAACCATATGGAAAGCAGAATCTTCATTTTTACCAAAGATATTACGGTTAACAGATAAATTTAAATTTACCATAGGAAGAACATATTTTATAAACTCTTTAAATGGTGCCATATAGTAGGAATAACATTGTCCAGGTTCTTGTTTAGAACCTATACGGAAAGAGCCGGTACAGGAAGTAATTCTGGGAAAAATTAAGTTCTTGTAATAATGATAGTTATAACATAGTTTCTTCAAATAAGTAGAAGGGATATCATATGTTCTAGCCCCAGGGTCTTGAATCATAGCAGAATAGAAAAGAGAGATAACTTTAAGTGAAAAATCAAGATAGCGTTTTCTTGCGGTTTTAACAGATACTTTAGGGACATTTATGTTATTGTATTCTCTTGATTTTTTAATCCATTGGATAATTCTGAAAACTTGTTCTCTGGATAAATCAGTTTTTAGAAAAGTATCTTTTGGTAAAAGAGGTTTTCTAACATAATGTTTAACAGCAAGATATTCTTCATAGCAGTAGTCTCTATCCTCTTTTTCAAGAGTTCCATTTTTATGTTTTTCATAGAGTTTCTTTTTATAATGCATTTTTCTAAAAAAGAAGATTAACTGAATTTCAAAAAATCTTAAAAATTCTGCATTTTGCATTGATTCTTTATCTAATACCATATGATATAATGTTTTTTCTTTAAGGGAATACGGGATAAAGAAGTCTATTTTACCAAGAATTTTTTCTCTGCTTAATTGATAGAAATCACGTGTATCATAAAAAACAGGAAAAATACCTGATTTTTTTTTACTGTACAGAATAGTAGCTTTTCTTGCTTCGAAAGAACAGGCTTTAACAAAATCAGCTTCACTGTTTTTATATCTATTAAATAGTTGGATAAGAGAATTAATGTAATTTCCTTTATAAAAACCTATAGATTTATGGGGGTTTATTCTTTTTGTCTGATGAGCATAATTCATATAAGAATTAGAAAAAGCTTTAACCATCCTAGCCATAGTTTAATATTCTATCACTAAGTCAGGAAAAAGTCAACAAAATTTTTTTTATAAAAAATAATATTAATAATTACTTTTTTTTAGGTTCGTCAGAATTCTGACGAACCTCCCTGTTGGTTAAATAACCTAAATTTTAATAGAAAATAGGAGATTATTAAAGATTATTAAAATTACTTTTTTATACCTCAGGAAAACCACATTTAACTTGAAAAAATACTAATAATTGTAGGTATTCATAATAAAAAGGTTAAAAATTTATGGGAAATCTTAATTTAAGAGAGTTTATTTGGAACATGATAGAGGTAGACCCTATGCTTGAATGGCATTTTGATTTAATGGAAGTTCCCATTGCTGGTTTACCTGCTGGGGCTGATTTTATAAATAAAGCATCTAAACTTGCTACTAAAAGTGCCCATATCTCAAAAGCTATTCCAAAAGCACTACCTTCTGGGTTAGAAAAGGCTAGGGAACTTAGAAAAATAAACTTATTTAAGATACAACAGAAGTTAAAGGGGTTAATGTAATGGCCAGAACTTACTCTGAACTTCGTAAATGGGTTTTCGAAAAACTAATTATTAACGAAGGTTTGGTTTATGCTTTGGATGAATCTGATAACCTAATCCTTATAGAAGGATTACTTGGTGGTCTTGGTTCTGTAGTTTCATCTCCTTTTAAGATTGCTGGTTCAGCTGTTAAAACACCCTTTAAGATTGCCGGTTCGGCTGCTAACGTAGCCAAAAAAGCAGCAGCTACCCCCTTAAAAGCAGCTGGTAATCTGGTTACACTAAGACCTGACAAAGCAGTAAAATCAGTAGTTAGCGGGGCTAAAGGGGTTGTAAAAGGTACTGTAGATACAGCTTCAAATGTTCTTAATCCAGTTAAATCAGTAGGTAAGTCCGTTAAAGATATTGGTACAAGCTTAGAGGCATAAGAGGTTTAAAAAAATGAATAAACAAATAAAAGAAGAGCTTAGAGGTTGGACAGAAAAAAAATTAGAAGAAAAGTACTATGTTATTAACCATCTTCAACCGATGAAAGCTATTGAAGAATATGGTTATTATCTTGACCCAGCTAATACCAAATTTATTGATGGTGTTAAACATTATAGCGTTATTAAACCAAAAGGTGGCTTTTTAGCTGCTTGTGGTTGGGCTACAAATTACAGCAAATGTCCAATGCAAAGCAATATTAAAGAAAGCTACATGCAAGAAGCACCTATTACTGCTCATACTGATGTAACGGACGAATGGAAAAAAGCAGCTGGAAAATTAAAATCTGGTGTTTCCTGGGCTATATCTCCTGAAAGAAGATTGGCTAAAATGAAAAGAAATATTGAATTAAAAGGTCTTAAATACCAGAAAGGTATAGAAGGCGGTTTAGCTCAATCTAGAGTAAGCGGCCTTCAAGCTAATAAATATGCTTTGAAACAATCCATGCTTCCTAAAGTTGAAGCAGCCCTCCCTTACGATTATCAATATGATGATTCTCTTAGCATTCCTTTGATTAAGCATCATATAAAAAAAGAGAAGGCTATAGGAAAAATGAAAAAGTTAGATATAGCTTCTCAAATGAATAGAATTAAAAGAGATTATTCTCAGCAGTATGGATTGAGGACTATTTAATGCCTACAGATAAACAAGTTTTACGAAAATATATTATTGAAGTATATCAAGGTAAATATTTACCTGGCTTAGCGGGTGATATGCTTAAAACCCATCTTCAATCTGTTTATACAATTCTTGTTTCTTCTTTGGAACAAACTAATAAGTTAAAAGAATTAAAAATAAATATACCAGAAGGGTATAAAAGAGAGATAAGAAAAGTTTTTGAGTATTATCTTGATGTAACAAACCCCTTAAACCTTGAATTGATAAAATCAAGTCTGGAGAGAATTTATCTAAAATATTTTCAAGATTCAGATATCAAAGAAAGTACTTTTGGAGGTAAACTAATTTATGGTGGTAAGATATTGGCGGCTCTGTTAGCTATATCCTCCATGGTTTTTGCTGCTTATAGGGGTTTAAGCAAGTTTAGTACAGAATTTAAAAATTCAAGAGATTTTATAAAAACAAATAGTGACTTATACCTTATATATGAAAAAGATGTTAAACCCATGCTTCTATCAATTTTTGATGATATTTCAGATTCTAAAATAAAAACAATAAGCCAATTAAAATATAGATTTTTTGAGGGTATTGAAGAAATAGTTTCAAATAATCCTTCTTTGAAAGGGTCTTTACAAACTTGGTCTTCTAGTATATAATAATTCATTAAACTTGATTAAAGGTTGGTTCCGTGGAAAATGATTTAAGCAGTCTACAAGCTATACAGAAGTTAAACTCTCATAGTGGTGTTAAAGATATTCAAATAGATAATACAGATAAAAAGGTCATAGTCCCTAAAGGGGTAGACCCGAATAAAGAAGAAACATTAAAAAAAATTAATGATATAAAGCATAAAGAAATACTAAATAATAAAGTAAGTGTAAATGAGTTTGCTAATCTCTTTAGCTATTATTTAACAAATGTTTTAGAAAGAAAAACATCTGAAAGAATGGCCAGATATGACCAAATGGATTTTATAATTGAAAATGATGGTGCGATTGCTTTATCTAAAAAAGTTCTTAAAGATGAAATACTGCAATCAGATGTGTTTAACAACCCTATAACAGTAGTAGCTAAGAATGTTGCTTTTAAGAAGGCTATTGAAAAATTATTTAAGAAATTAGGTGTTAAAGATATAATTCCAGAATGTGGAGATAATTTAATAAGATATGGCGATGCTTTTTGGCTGTTAGACGTTAATGGTAGAAATGGTATTGAAAAAGTAATCCCCACAGAACCAAGAGATGTTCGTCATAGGTTTGAGTTCTCTATTGCAGAATTAAAAATGCAAAAGAACAGGCTTATTAAAAAATTTAATGGTTTACAGGCTATCATAGAGCTTGGTTCTAAAATGAACTCTACAGTAAGTCAATTTAATAAAGTTTTATTAGGATTTCAAGTTCTAAACTCTATTTTCCCTTATTGGCAGGTTCTTCACTTTAGACAATTTACCACTAAAAAGAATTTATATCCTTTCGGTAAACCTACCTTCTATGACTCTCAATCAGAAGCACGTATGTATCTTAATTCGAAAGTAGTAGTAAGTATGATTCGTTCCTCTGCTTTTATGAGGGAATATGTTAAAGTTAAGACAGGCGAGGCTATGGACCCTATCGACCAATGGGATACTGTTCAACAAGCCAAGCAAATGATGGAATTATTTATAGATAAGTCAGGAAAAACCAATAGAGATGTTCCTTCTTTTGGAGAAAGGTATTTTATTCCTGGTGGTTTATTAGATATAGAACAAGTAACAGGTGGTGTTAATTTTAGAGACAGATTTGAAGATTTACAGTTATTGAGAGAAGATGTTTTTGTAAGTACAGGGATGCCAAAGGATTATTTTACAGGTGGTAATAGTACATATGTCCCTGTTAAGGCATTGATGCAACAAGATAAAAAGACAGCTAGAATGGTTTTTGATTTACAGAACATAGTTATAAACCAATTAATAAAGCTGGTAGAGGTTCATTTTACTTTTACAGGTGAATTTGACCCTTATAAAGAAGATTTTGCAATATCTCTCCCCTTCCCAATACCTGATATTGATGATGTTATGGTTTCTATGGCTTCTTCTAAAGCAAGTTATGCTAATTCTTTAATAAATGACCTTAAAACTACTCTTGAAATAACTAGAATACCGGAAACTATTATTAGAAAACTTCTATTAAAGAATTTCCCTTTTGATGATGATGATGTGGACAAGATTATAGCTAGAATGAGAGTAGATAGAGAGGGTAGAGACAAAGTGGGAATAGACCCTTATGGTGTACAAGTTTCTGACCCATATTTAGGGATGAAAAAGCAAGCTGACGCTATGGATATGCAAATGGCGCAGCAACAAAGTATGCCCCAACAGGGAGAGCCGGTACAGGGAGAACCAGTACAAGGTGAACCCCCACAAAATGCAGGGGTGGAAGACATTACCAAACAAGCTGAAAAAAATCCTAATATGTTAGGTAATCAGCCAAAACCTCAAGAAAATATCCCACAAGGAATGCCTGTAGAAAGTTTTGTAGAAGAATATGCTAATGCCGTTAAAGATAAAGATATTTTTGAAGTGTTTGAAAAAGTTATTTGTAATGACTTAATGAAAGAAGAGAGTCAAGAGTTCATAAAAATGGGTAAGCATTATATCACCAATGGTTATGTTTCTTCGGATAGAAATGTAACGGGAACTGTTTCTTTCCAAGCTTTAGATGCTAAAAAAGCTTTACTGGAAAGTAAATCCTATGAAAATATAGGTAAGAAAGAGTTGTTTGGGATATCTAGTTTGCATGATTCCATTGTTGATAAACGATATTTAAGCAAAGAAGAAAAAAAAGTTCTATAATTTTTTTATTGACTTTTTATAAAATCATGATAAAATAACTCCAGTTTTTGGAGTTTGAATGCTAGATTTTAAAATTGATTTAGAACTTAAAAATCTTATTCGTACTTTGACCCCAGAAGAGCTATCTATGCTTGAAGATAGCTTAAATGAGATAGGTTGTGTAGACCCGATTATTGTATGGAAAGAAGAAAATGCTATTCTTGACGGGCATCACAGATATAGTATATGTAAAAATAATGGGATTAGATTTGAAGTTAAATACTTATCTTTTGAGAGTAAAAGTTTAGCTAAAGTTTGGATGATCCAAAACCAATTAGGAAAAAGAAATGTAAATTCCTATGAGAGAACTACTCTTGCTCTTGTTCTTAAAGATGAGATAACTAAATTAATTGAAAGTGGGAAAAAAGAATTAT